GCGAAGTGCCCTTTAACGTGGGCAAGTCGCGCTAATTCTTCAGGATGTATTTTATGATTACCGTATGATTTTTTATTTCCCAGCCTCTTCTCGGCTGTCTCACGGTATTTATCCATTACTTATCCGCCGAATGCAGATACTAGTAATGGTGTCACAACTTCCTTTGTTAGACCTAGAGCTAGTACTAGCTTGATGCCAAAACTAACTACGCCTGAAAATGTAATCGGATCCATAATGTCCTCCTTTAATTTATTTTAATAAGCTTGGGTTTCTTTTCTTCTGGAACAACTCTTTCCAGTTTTACAGTTAAAAGACCATCTTCTAATTTTGCGTCTTTAACTATTATGTCGTCTGCTATAGTAAACTCTTTAGTAAACTTCCTATAAGAAATTCCTTTGTACACATTCTTAGTATCTGCACTATTTTCTTTAACAGACTTTACAGTTAATATATTTTCAGCTACTCTAACTTCAATATCTTTTTTATTAAAGCCAGCAAGTGCCATTTCAATTTTAAAATTATAATCATCCTCCTTAACAATATCGTAAGGTGGATATGAATTACTTACCCTAGAACTATTAGCAAGCTGATCGAACAAACGATCAAAACCTACAGCATAAGGTGTTAATGTATTAAAGTGATCAAATAAAGTTAATGTTTGATTCATAAGTTTTTCTCCTTTTTAAGCAAGATTGTTGTAACCCTATAAGGCGTTACTATTTATTAATTATTTTAATGTCTATGAAACGCATAAACACGTTCATCTAATTGAGCGCTAGTTCCGTGAGTAGTCTTTACATTATGTAATGTAATAGCACCATGTGAGCCAGTATGCTCAAGAGTTAAGAAATCTCTTTCTTTAATTGAGTGAGTAGTTTTGTATGCCCCACCAATATGTAAATCTAAAGTAACCGGTGCATAACTTTCATTAACTATTGTAACACCCTTTTGACTAGAACTAGTTGAATCATTAGTTCCTGTTTGTGTTGCGCCTACTCCAGTTTTACTTATAACAACGTATCCCATATTATTGTTCTCCCTGTTGTTGAGGTTGTTGTGGCCCTTGCAATATTTGCTTTGCCATCATTATTATCTGAGCATAATCAGGATGCTTAGGTAATTGTGCACCTTCTTTAGTTGCCTTAATAGTAAGGTCAGCCCATTCTTGAAAGTGTCTATCAATTGATACTGCTAATTGTTTAGAGTTATCATCTTGAGTATTTTTAGTTTGTGCATGAGTAAAACCAACATTGGCCTCCGCTAAAGCGGAATCAGCCATAGCTTTCTTTTGCTCTAGCTGCTTCATCTGTTCAGCATCTTGAGATTGCTTTTCAATTTGTTCAGCAGCTTTCTGTTTAAATTCATCAGTAGTATAATCTTCTAAGAAATCATTACTATCTAAGTTCATAGCTTCTAATAATTTAGTAGCTAAGACAGCAGGTGCTTCAGGTTTAATAACCATGCCTACACCCTGGTTGTTTAACGCAGGTAATATTTCTGTACCTACTTTACCAAGTTTAGTAATAGTATTAATGTTAGAGTTCTCACCAATATCTAATAGTATTTCTACATCCATCTTATTTGGTAATGCTTCTATATTAACTGTGCCATATACACCATCAAGGTTATAAGACATATTACCTTTCATATTCTTACGCATTGTTTCATAGATACCAGCTATTAATCTTTTAAAGCCTGTTTCAGCAAATCGTCTAGCAATGTGTTGTATACGTTTTTGTGCTGCAGACTGCACAGCCTGTAGCTTTTGTTCTGAGTTACCTGATATATACAAAGTATCATTAAGGCCTTGTGCGGCCTTTGACATGCCCGTTGCTTGCTCTTTTATAAGCTGTAAGTATTCTAATAACGGTACTGTACCTGTAGATATTGTTTCAGGTGGTAACTGTTGTACTGCATTTACCGGATTACCATTAGTTGGTATGATCTGCTTAGGCTTCATGTTTTGTAATGCACTAAAGTCTACAACATTCGGATCAGCTAACTTAGGTGAGTAGTTTGTTAAATAGGTATTCTCTACAAACCCACGTAAAATTGCTGTGCTTGCTAATGTAGAAGACCTGCTAAAGTCTGCCATTGACAATCCATAGAATTCAAATGGTATATCAATAGGAACAATAGAAGCTAACGGTATATCTTCTATATCTGTTTCTTGTAATATTACATTACCAACAGAAACAATATGTTTTAATTCAGCAATACCATCTCCGTCTCTATCAACATTAATCCATGATTCTGTTAATACGATATTTCTATTTGCTTCTAATGGAATTAAATCATGCTGCGCTCCACCCTGCCAATACTGTTGACCGGTAATTTCTTTTCTAGCCGCAACATCTTCAGAGTATTTAGTTGAACCTAACCATTCTTCATCTGATAGATCATCCCATTCTTGTATCTCTTCAGCCATATCCGGATATAGCTTACGTAATTCTGAACGAGTCATTTCAGTTTGTACACCTACAAATGTTGAATCTTCAATTGATGTAGCATCTCTAGATATTCTAAAATTTTCTGGTGGAATAACTTCTATCTTAACTCGTGACTTGTCTATTGTTTTCTTTACACGTACATTAACATATAATAGTTCTGCCTGAGGGGCTTCAGGGATACTACCATCTTGTAAAGGAGGCGCTTCAGTAAATACACTTTCAGATTGTAAGTCACCTACTATCTCTACACTATCATCAGATAATAACTCATCTAGATTTGCCTGTGAAATCTGTTCGAACTCTTCAAATACATAATCATAATCTTCAATATATGTCCAACGGCATACAGCATTCTTCCATAATAAGGATGCTTTTATCCATTGCTGTAGTATTTCCCAGCCATTATTCTTTTTAAACAAACAATAATTAACTATATTACCTGCATCTTTAGCGGCTGCAAAACTACCAGGAGTCTCGTCATATGGTATAAATCGTGCTAATCTGTGGTTACTTAAGAACAAATCTGAGATAATAGCAGTATATGCTTCTACAACTTCAGTAGTTGAAGTATCAACAATAGTACTAACACCCTGTGGTGTTAAGTGACTCTCAGCTAATCCTGCATATTCGTATGTAGCTTTTAATCTTTCTCGTGAAAGATCTGCGCTATTTAACCAATCACCCGAAGAGTTTACAACTCCTGTCTCAATCATTTGTATTAATTGTTCATCGGTAACCTTTTCTTTATAACCATCAGGCTTACTCATTGTAAACCTCCTTCATAGGTAGCCATCTTTTTCTTTGATGCTTCTATATCTTTTACTGTGTAAGATCCAGCTTTAGGTAAGGTTCTTTCTTTTGTTTTCTTTTTACTCTTACCACTTAAATACTTTGGATCTTTACCATCCTGTATAAATCTTTCAAACATATTCCGCTCCTGGGATTAATCATTACATTGACATTGTTTCTTTTTTAATTCTAATACTTCTTCTATTAACTCAGCATTACGCTTTAGTAATTTATAATGCGCCTTCTGATGTTCTTTTAAATCCATTTTAATTAACCAGAGTTCTTGTCTTGCAGCTAACATCTCTCTTCTTAATGTTTCTTCAAAACTTTCCTCATGATTATTCCATCCGTCCCCTGTATTAAACATGCTACCCTCTTTTACTCATCCATGCTGATGCACCCATATATGCACCTACTATACCAGCACCAGATATATAAAATAAATTACTTACGTCTGATAACGCTTCTACTCTATCAAGTGGGATCCACGGCAAAAACATTGCCGCGGTAAACACACCCATAGCTATTAAAGTATACCTTGCCATTCTTAATTGTGCAAGTTCTTTACGTAATAATGATTCAGTTGCTTTTATTTCTTTTAGATGAGCAAGCTCTGCATCGGATACAATACCATCACCATCTTCATCGTACTCGTTGAACTTTGAGTTTTTCTCTAAGTTTTTTTGAATTGCTTTCATGATCATACTTTTTCTCAGGTAATTTAGTTTCTAAGTTATAAGTTTTTCTAACTTTATGTATCCTCATTTTAATTAAGCTAACTCTATCTTCTAAGTCCATAATCCTTTTTTCCACTGATGTAAATGGGTTTCAATAAACTCATCAGTATGTTTTTCTTTAAGATCTGAATATAATTTTAAATTATCCCATAGAACTTTTCTATTATAGAAATGACTTTCTAATTTATTTTCTGAACAATAATTATCTATATCACTCATTGCTTCTTGTAGTTTCGTTGTTGTCACCATTTCTTTCCCTCACCCGTTTAACGAAAGCAATAGCCTCAGCCATTGATGGTATGTAGTTTCCTTTAGCTGCCACACTATTTTGATAACGTATAGCAGCTCTTCTTAACTTTTTCATTGTATAAAGATATGATATACTAACAAACCAATTATTAATAGTTTACCGTAATCTAAATCCCAGGCTGTGCCTTCTCCGAATTTATCGCTAAATTTTTTAAATCTTTCTCTCATATAATTCTCCCTTGTAGGTGGCGGATTTATCCCCTGCTTCCGCCGGAGCAGCGAGGACAATGGGAACTCTTAAAGCCATAGTGTCTCGTCTTGTACAAAAGATTCTCCTGACTTCTGAGACCATGGTACTTTATTTGCAGTTAACTTGTCGTAGTGTGTTCTTAGTGCCTCTAAGGCAATAGCTGTAGCCATAACAGTATCATCATGACACCCAGGAGCAGCCTCAGTTCTTCCGGATTCGGTACTAACATAATCTTTTAGTTCCTGTATAATTGTTTTAGAAACAATCCATATGTCATCATTCTCTACAGCATTCTTAAGGTTACCTATAATATGAGGTTTAGTAACTTGTGTTGTTCTAAATCCTGGCACCTGACCTTCTTCTTTTGATATTGAAGAGATCTTTGTTTGTTTGTATAAATTTATATAATTCATTTGTGCTAGTCTGGATAACGTTGCTACACCCATTGAATTACTTTCTACAATTAGTAATGCATTGTTATAGTAACGACCGAGATAAAACAACAAATCACCAAACTTACTTGGATCAATGTAACTATCTCGATACAAAGCAATTACTTTTCTGTCTGTATCCATAACTACAGCACAAGAATAATCTTGACCTACACCTAATGCAACATCGGCAGCAACAATATAATTACTATCCCAATCAGGATATTCCCATATATGTAAGTTACCGTCTGTTGATTGTCCCCATGTTAATGAATCAAATTCAAATATCATTTTCTTATCAGGTTCTACAGGTTTTAATTGCATTACCTTATCCATAGCAAATACAGATTTACCTGCTACAATAAAAGCTTCATCGGGAGTTGCCGGGTATTCCTGGCGGAACTTTAGTTCCCCACCTTCAGCAATCTTTAACCGACGCCAGTA